CGTTAAATGGTTATATATCAAACCTACGAGCAATCAAAGGTTCTGGTGTTACTACTGCACCCGTACCAACAACACCGCTAACTGCTACCACAAACACACAGCTTTTACTAAACGGAACTAATGCGGGTATTGTTGATTCATCTGCTAGATCAGTAGGCGAAACTGTAGGTAATGCGCAAGTAAGTACAGCAGTTAAAAAGTACGGTTCAGGCTCTATGTATTTTGACGGTACAGGCGATTGGTTGTTAGTACCAAACAGCGCTGACTTAAACTTTGGTACAGGCGACTTCACTGTTGAATGTTGGGTAAATATCTCTAGCACAGCGGCGATTAGACACCTTATTGGTAAAGGAACTGCTTCTACAGGCTGGGCTATATATTTCAATACTACCCCTGCTTTATTTGTATTTGAATATGGTGGCGCAATTGCCTATACTAGTAACTCTAGTTTAAACGCAGGTCAGTGGTATCACATTGCGGTTGTGCGCTCTGGATTGGGGAACAATAATTTTAGAATGTACCTAAATGGTTTTATGATATTCGAATCGACAATCACTACAGATTTAACTACTACGTCAAACATGTATGTTGGCGCAAGTAGGACATCTGCTAATCCGATGTTGGGTTACGTCGATGATTTGCGTATATCTAAATTTGCTAGGTACACAGGCCAATTTATACCACCAGCAGTAGCGATGCAGAAGCAAGGATAAAGTATGAGTAAAAATTATGCAGGTGGGTTATTAACCGCAAATCAAAACGCTAATTTCTCTGGTCTGTTTAATGGATCAAATAGCAATTTAAGTGTTGCTGGCGCTTCTAGGTTTGCGATTGCTACATCAACTACGCCGTTTACTATTGAGGCGTGGGTAAGGCCAACTGTGGCAGGTGGGATTGTATTTGCTGAAGAATATACTGGACCAGGAGATCCAATTGCTATTGTTTGCTCTCTTGCTACAAGTAATGTGGTTGAGGCACCATCAGGACTGTTCCCAGCATTTGGGTTTTATACTACTGCGCCTTTGTGGGTAACTGCCGCATCATCGACTACAGCATTAGCATTAAATGCATGGTCGCATCTTGCTTTTGTTTTTACTGGTTCAACATCAAGAATATATATAAATGGCATTGATGTAACTAGGACTAGTTCGCCTACTCCTGCTACAACATGGGGTGTAACTGGGAACAACGGAAATAACTGGTTTATTGGTAGGAGGTGGGATACAGGCGGTGCTAATGTGTACTTCAAAGGCAACATAAGCAATGTTAGGTTTGTAAATGGCACTGCCGTATACACAGGTAATTTTGCACCACCAGCTAGGTTGTCTGCTATCACAAATACTGTATTGTTAGCATGCCAATCATCTACGTTTATTGATACAAGTTCTTTTGGGGCTACTATAACTAACACTGGTGGTGTTGTTGTAAGTCAAGATAACCCATTTTATACGCAACCATATGACCCATCATTAGGTGCTGCAACTCCCGGAGTATGGACAATCAGTGAAGCTGCCGCCGCTGCAGGTAATCGCTCATGGAATATGTACGACCCATACTTCAACGTGAACACTGCTATGGTTCACGGCAATGGTGTAAACAATGCTAACAACAATACGTTCCTTGATTCGTCTACTAACAACTTTACTATAACTAGAAACGGTAATACTACACAGGGTACGTTTACACCATTCAGTGAACCTGAAGGCTACTGGAGTAATTTATTTGGTAGTACAACAGGGTATATAAGCGCAGGGACTAACACAGCATTTGCTTTTGGTACTGGAAACTTTACTCTTGAAGCATGGATAAATATGTCTGTTTTGCCAGCGTCAGGCGGTGTTGCTGGAAATATTATTTGCACCCACAATTGGACGGGAGGTTTAATTAATTTTACTTTTAGAGTAAATGCAACAACAGGGTTTTTATTTTTTGAGGCTTTGGGTGGGGCAAATACTACTGGAAATAGAGCCGTACCAGTGGGAAGATGGGTTCATGTAGCGTGCGTTAGAATTAGTGGAGTAATAACTTTTTATATTGACGGGACAAATAGTGGAGGCGGAACAGTTGCCACAAATCTTACTAGTACAGTTCCTTTAACTATTGGTCATTCATTCGGCGGTGGCTCTTTTGGGGCTTTTACAGGTTACATTAGCAATGCTCGTGTCATAAAAGGCACAGCAGTTTACACATCAAACTTTACTCCATCGCCTGCCCCATTAACTGCTGTTACTAATACGTCTTTACTTACATGCCAAAGTAGTCGTTTTAAAGATAATAGCTCGAATAACTTTACTATTACGTCTTTTGGTGATGCTAGAACACTTACATTCTCACCGTTATATTCACCTACCGCATACACACCACAAACAAGAGGTGGTGCGATGTACTTTGATGGTACTGGTGATTTTTTAACCACTCCGTCAAATGGATGGTCGCAGCTTGGAAGTGGGAATTTTACCGTTGAGGCTTTTTGTTACATCACCGCTTATGGAGGTTATTTTCCTGTTTTCGATGCAAGAACGACAAACAATTTTGCGCCGTGGATATTTGGTGTAAATAGTTCTGGGTTTGCAGACTTTTTCTATGGTACTAGTGCGGGTGAAAGGATTACGGATACTGTTGCAACGGGTTTAAATATGTGGGTTCATATTGCTGCCGTTAGAAATGGATCAACAATAACACTGTATGTAAATGGGACATCAAGAGCCACGGCAACATATTCTTCCGCTGTAAATGGTACCGGACCAACTCCTAACATTGGTAGGTTGTTAGATCCGTTTTTTGCAAATGGATACATCTCAAATGCTCGCGTAGTTGTGGGTACTGCTGTATACACAGCAAACTTCACTCCACCAACAGCACCACTAACACCGATAACCAACACTCAGCTTTTACTAAGTGGTACTAACGGAGCGTTTATAGATAACGCAACTAACTTAACTATTGAAACAGTTAACGCCATCATAACCACTTCACAGAACAAGTACGGTAGCGGATCGATGCTGTTCAATGGGTCAACTGCGTATGCAAGTTTGATCACTCCGTTTGGTAATGGTAGCAATGTTGTTCACACGCTAGGTGACTTTACTGCTGAGGCATGGGTGTTTCTAATCACTAATAATGCGCAAAGAACTATATTTATACTTAACTCAAACACCTCATCATATGGTGCCGTTAGGTTAGACCACAACGCAAGTGGGCAAGTACAACTATTGGTATCAACTAACGGAACTACTCATGCAATCAACTCAGCAGCAGGTACTATTCCAACTAGTAGATGGACGCACATAGCTGTTGTTAGGGCTGGCCCAGCATTTACTGTGTACCTTAACGGTGTATCAGTCATCGTTAGCACTGCTGTAGGCGTAACAACTGCTGTAATGGCGGGCACCGTTAGCTATCTGGGTGTTTTATTTAATTCTGCTTTTGGTGGTTATTTATTCGGTGCTATAAGCGATTTCCGTACAACTAACTATGCGCGGTACTTATCTAATTTTACTCCGCCAACTTCAACGTTACAAAACCAATGAGGATGAATCATGATCGACCCGATGACCATAGGGTTAGCCATACAAGGTGTGCGGCTAGTCGTTAACGCAGTTAAGTCTGCAGCAGATGAAGCAAAAGAAGCAGTAGATAGTATTCAAGAGTGCGTTGACTCAGGTAAAAAACTAGGCCAATCACTTTCACCGGTGAAAAAGTTTTTCGCAGCAGCAAGTAAGTACGAATCAAATAGAGCGCAGTTAGAAGTTGCAAAGAAAAAGCAAGACGAAGCAATAGCAAACGGAGAGCCTGTAGAGGACGCAATTAGCGACGCTGAGTACGTGATGGATATGATGGCAGCGGATCGAGAGATCGCACAGTATTACGCTCAGATCAAGCATGTCATGATCTATCACTTTGATGAAGCGGGCATGTGGGAAGAGTTCTGGGAACGCATGAACAAACTGCGCCAAGAACGTGCAGAGAAAGCAGAAGAAGCTAGAAAAGCAGCAACAGAAGCACGACTTGCTTTAGTGGCTGAGAAGATGCGCAAGAAGAGAGCTAGGGCAAAAACGCTTAACGTTATCTATAACTGCTTAGGTGGAATAGTCATAACAGCAATCGTCGTTGCGTTTGCATGGTTTATTAAATGGATGTTTGATCAGGGGGCACAATGAACTTTAAGATGGAAGATATATTAAAGGCGCTGGTGCCTATGTTGGTGTCAGCAATCATTTGGTTGCTTAACCAAGTTGGTTCTTTTAATGAACGCCTAGTAAAGATAGAAGGTCAGATGCCTGCATTGATTACGCCACAGGGTGTACCGACTGACAGCCCAGTATCTGCCGAGCAAAGACATAAACTTAAAGAAGCAATCTATAACGACATCCACGACCTACAGGTAAGAATTAAACTTATGGAAGAAAGAGGTAAAAAATAATGCTGACACTAATCTCAACAACACTATCGTTCTTAATGGGTGGCTTACCTAAGCTGCTTGCATTCTTTCAAGATCGTGCAGATAAGAAGCACGAAATTGTCTTAGCTCAGATGCAGATGGAGCAACAGATGAAAATGCAGATGGCTGGCTTTGCTTCACAAGAGAAAATAGAAGCTATCCATACTGAACAAATTCAGATTCAAGCTGATGTGCAAGAACGCCAAGCGTTATACCAGCATGATATCGAAATAGGTAAAGGCGCATCACAATGGGTGATTAACTTACGCTCATCAGTGCGCCCAGTAGTGACCTACATGTTTGTCATTTTACTAATGATTGTAGATATATCCGGTATTATCTGGGCATGGTCGTCTGGCTTAGATTTCTACCAATCAATGAAGCTGATCTTTGACCAAGATGAAATGCAAATTCTGGTTTCGATTATTGCGTTTTGGTTCGGCACACAGGCGTTTAATAAGAAATGATTATTTCAGATCGCTGCTTGTTAACAATTAAGCATCATGAAGGGGTGCGGGTAAAACCGTACCTCGACCATATTTTGCTCTGGACTACCGGCGTGGGGCACTTGATTGCCCCGCCAGAGCATATGAAAATGAAACTAGAAGAACGCAAAGCAGCCAGAGCTGCTGGGCTATTGACATGCCCGCCGGAGTGGAATAGGACTTTGACAATGGAGGAAGTCGATGAGATACTCAGGAATGATATTCGACGTTTTGAGTCAGGCGTATCTCGTTTTTGCCCTACTGGTCTTAATCAAAGCAGGTTTGACGCTCTGGTCAGCTTTTCCTTCAACTGCGGCCTCGGAACCTTGCAGCGTTCAAGCATCAGAATGCGCCATAACCGAGGCGACTTTGAAGGAGCGTCCGATGCTTTCTTGTTGTACAACAAAGCCGCCGGTGCTGTAAGCAAAGGGTTGACACGCCGCCGCAACGAAGAACGTGCAATGTATCTATCTAAAGGTTAATTATGCCAAGTACATATTCCCCCGACCTACGTATTCAGCTAATGGCGAACGGAGAAAACTCCGGTACGTGGGGCACTGTAACAAACACAAACCTCGGTACAATTATTGAGGATGCAATAGCTGGTATAGCTAACGTTAGCGTAACTAGTAGCCCCCGAGCATTAACAGCTCAAAATGGTTTAGCTGATGAAGCACGATGCTCTACTGTTGTACTTACTACAACATTAACTACAGGCTTTACGGTGTACGTGCCACCTGTACCTAAGTTGTACGTAATAGTAAACAACTCTAGCTATACTGCCACAATTGGCGCTTCTACCGCACCGGGTAACACAACTCCATCAGGCGGTTTAACACTTGCAATACCTGCAAATAGTTCCTGTTTAGTTCGTTGTGATGGTACTAATATACGTGAGCAGTTAAATAGTATAGTTGGCGATTTAAAAGTTAATGGTACATTTACCGCAGCAGGTAACGCTGTTGTTAGTGGTAATGCTTCTGTTAATGGTAACCTTACAGTAGCTAATTCAGCTTTCTTAGGTACACAAATAGTAGTAGGTATAAGTACGGCATCTCCATCGGTTGTTACTGCCGGGGCATCTCCTCCATCAGGTACGGCATTTACATTTAGTGCGACTTTACCGCTAGGGTCATTACCACCAGAAATTACACCGGGCACTCTATATTACGTGTCGAAAATAAATGCGACCACATTTAATTTTTCAACATCACCTACGCTTACTCCATTAGTTAACGTAACAGTTGCTGGTACGGGCCTCTGCTTTGTAAATCCAGTTTCATTAGCTATCACACCAGATTCAACATCAGATAGCACACAAATAGCCACAACGAGTTTTGTGCAGGGGTTACTTACTAGTATCCCTGTAAGCCTTACTAATTGGTCACTAGCGGAAACAAATACAGAACAAGCAGCTGCAATAACGATTGCTACGCCAGCAGTAGTGACGGTAACAACAGCACCAGCAAACGGAACAGCAGTAGCATTTACTACAACAGGTGCGTTACCAACAGGTGTAACAGCTAATACGCCGTACTATGTTTTTAACGCTGCATCGACTACATATAACTTAGCTACTACTTTGGGGCAATCACAACAAGCAACTTTTGCTACAGCTACACCTAGTATTTTTTCTGTGGCAGCTGCACCTACTAATGGGCAAGTGGTTTACTTAACAGGTACTATCCCATCTGCATTAACTGCAGGTACAAATTATTTTGTTGTGAACAGAACCACTACATCATTCCAAGTGTCTCTTACATCTGGTGGCGCAGCGATTGCTTTTACTGGCTCCGGTTCTTGCACTGCAACATGGCAATCTATTGTAGCTACATCTGGCTCACAATCTGGTGTGCATACTGAAAATACGTCTAAGCTATATTTTAAATATAAGACGGTAAATAAAATGTCAGTTGATTTGGGTGGTAATACTATTGCTTCCGGTAACGTAACTGCATTCGGTACCCCATAATGACTACCCCAACATCCGGTCCTATTTCTATATCAAGCGTAAGCAGTGAGGTAGGGTTACCTCCTGTAAGCGAAAATAGTTTAAATGGGGTTTTATCCAGACAGTTAGCAGGGGTCTATTCAGGTCCGATTAGCCTTAGTAACATGTATGCTAAGTCGTCAGGAGGGGGTACAGTTTTCGACGGTACTTCCTTAAACACTACAGTACTTATTGTTGCTGGTGGTGGCGGTGGTGGCATAGGTAATAACTCCGATAACCGTTTAGTTAGCGGTGGTGGCGGTGCAGGGGGGTATATTTCACAAGCAGCTTTACTTCCTGCAGGTACTACGACAATAGTTGTAGGTGGCGGTGCAGGTGCAAATGGTAGCGGTGCAAATTCTTCCATTTCAGGGGTTAGTACCGCAATTGGCGGCGGTGCGGCAGGTAGGTCAGATGCAGGGTTTGGTAGTACTGGCGGGTCAGGTGGCGGCGGTGCTCAAGGTAGGGGAAGTAACTGGGGTAATGGCACTGCTGGGCAAGGTAATCGAGGTGGCGGTGATGGTGGTGGCGGTGGCGGTGCGGCGGCTGTAGGTATCGACCGTGGAGGTGGCGGTGCCGGATCACAGTGGATCAACGGTAACTATTATGCTGGTGGTGGCGGAACGCAAAATAACTGGCGTTCTCCTACTGGGGGTGGTCCGGGTGGTATCGGTGGTGGTGGATCGTCTATGGGTTCTGGCTCGGCTAATACAGGCGGTGGCGGTGCGGGCGGACAACAAAATTCAGGGGCAGGTAATGGTGGTTCCGGTATTGTAATTATTTCTTATGCTACTCCGTACCAAATTGCTGTAGGGGGTACTGTAGTAATTTCTGGTGGCCGTTGCTATCACTACTATTATTCATCAGGTACTTTCTCATTTTAACGGCATGAAAATAATTACTAACTTTGTTAAACCTAGAATCCAAAACGAATTGGAAGCGCTATTTACGCATGGAAATTTTCCTTATTTCTACAATCAAGCGTCTTGCGTACCTGCGGACTATAGACAAGATGCAAACGAAGACCCTCGCATAACAGGTGAAGTTTTAACTACTGAAAATACTGTAGAGTCACCTCAATTTTCACATACACTTTTTTCAAGCGGCGCTATAAATTCTGATAGTTATAACAACGTTACACCTATTTTAAATAAATTAATTGACATAGTTGATGGTGATTATTTTTTAGCTAGATGTAAAGTAAATTTAAACGTAAGTAATCCTAGTCTCGCTGGTAAACACCGCACTCCGCATATTGACAATGGCTTTGATGATCAGTTAACGGCTATTTATTACGTAAACGATTCTGATGGTGATACGCTATTTTTTGATAGGCAAGGACACATTACACAAAGAGTAAAGCCAGAAAAAGGAAAGTTGATATGGTGGAGCGGTAAAGTATTCCACGCAAAAGAATACTCTACAGAATCAAAAACTCGTATCATTCTTAATATTAACTTACTGCCTTATGGGAATTAAATGTCACATTTTGCTCAAGTTGATGAAAACGATGTAGTTGTACAGGTAATTGTTGCTGAACAAGATTTTATAGATTCTGGTTTAGTGGGTGACCCTGCATCGTGGATACAAACAAGTTACAACACTAGAAATGGTATTCACTACGGACCTGATGGTGAACCTGATGGGGGTATAGCTTTGCGTGGTAACTACGCAAGCATTGGATATAAATACGATAGAGTGAATGACGTATTTTTATTGCCAGAAGAAGGTACATAATAATGCCATTACAAAAAATACGTTTCAAGCCCGGCATAAACCGTGAGGGCACTTCACTATCAAATGAAGGTGGTTGGTTCGATGGCGACAAAATTCGTTTTCGTTCAGGCTTCCCTGAAAAGATAGGCGGCTGGACTGCTAACGGTTTTAACACGTTCTTAGGTGTATGCCGTTCTATGTGGAATTGGATAACACTTACTCAGTATAACTTGTTAGGTATAGGTACAAATCTAAAGTTCTATGTTGAGAACGGCGGCACGTACAATGACATTACACCTATCCGTACAATTACAACTAACACTACTACGTTTGCTGTTGGACAAGGTCTTTTAACTAGTGCAATAAATGCGACGCAAACAACTATACCTATAAATTTTGGTTCAAATTTACCTTCAGTTCCGGGAGTTGTATTAATTGACTATGAACAAATTAGCTACGAGTCTCTTAGCGGAGTTAATTTAATTGGTTGCGTTAGGGGGGTCAACGGTACTGTTGCGACTACGCATGCTTTTAGCGCACGGGTTGCTTCTTCAACTATTACGGTTACGGATACAAATGTTACAGATGTTGCTATAGGTGACTTTGTAACTTTTTCAGGGGCTACGAGTATTAGTGCTGGCGCATTACTTTCAATAAATAGTGCAAGCGATGTTGTTACTGTATCTGCTATCTATTACCAACCTCTAACTGGTGATACATGCTTAATAACTTCATACGCTACTCAGCCTGTGCCTTTAGTTTTAAATACCGTCTATTATGTAATTAATGCGGTTAGAGGGGTTAACAATACAACATTTAAACTAGCTACAAGTCCCGATGGAGCACCTATTAACATAGCGCAAGGTGGTTCAACAATTAGATGTATATTCAATAACCAGACAGATATAGTTGCTCAAATTGTAAACCAAGAATATCAAGTCATAGGCTTCCCTGCGTCGACAACACCGGGTGTTCAACCATACTATGTTCGTGCTCGTGGTTACGTTGATGGTAATGTTAGTGTTAGTAATGGCGCACCTATTTGTTTTGCTACTTCCAGCACGCCTTATGGTAATGGTGGCGGTGCGGTAACTTCAACATATCAAATTAGCTCTGGTCTTGAAACAGTAACAAGTGGTACTGGTTGGGGTGCAGGGCCGTGGAACGCAGGGTCTAGTACTGATGGATGGGCGCATGGTTGGGGTACAGGTTACTCGTCAGGTATACCGTTACAGCTTCGCTTATGGAACCAAATTAATTTCGGTGAATATTTATTATTTGCGCCACGTAAAGGGTCTCTTTATGTGTACACACCCGGCGGAGGTGCAGCACCTACATATACTGCAGGTACGTTAGTAACAGGTACTGAAGTACCATCACAAATAAATTACTTTACTGTATCTGACGCAACTCGAATTGTAATTTGCTTTGGGTGTACGTCGTATTCGTTTGATACACCAGCAAGTACCTATGACCCAATGCTTATCCGTTGGTCAGAACAAGAGTCTTATACTGATTGGCTCCCTGCTGCAACAAACCAAGCGGGTAGTTATCGTTTGTCACATGGTTCAGAAATTATAACGGCACTGCAGACTAGACAAGAAATTCTTGTTTGGACAGATTCTTCCGTTTATTCAATGCAATACTTAGGGCCACCATTTGTATGGGGCTTTAATTTACTCGCCGATAATATATCTATCATGTCGCAAAATGCTGTGGTTACGGCGGCGGGCATTACATATTGGATGGGTACTGATAAATTCTATTCTTACACTGGGCGTGTTGAAACATTACCATGTGCTGTTCGTCAGTATGTATTTGACGACTTAAATAGAGAGCAATCAGGGCAAGTATTTGCTGGCACTAACGAGGGTTACAACGAGGTATGGTGGTATTACTGCTCTGCAAACTCCACTAGAATTGACCGCTACGTTATATTTAACCATCTTGACCGTGTATGGTATTACGGCATGCTCCCACGTACGGCTTGGTTAGATAGCCCACTACGTTTAAATCCTATGGCTGCTACATACGGAGGGCTTGTTGTATACCACGAGAGTGGTAATGATGACGGTACAACAAATCCAGCATTACCTATCTATTCGTATATCCAATCATCACAGTTTGATATTGATGACGGGCAGAACTATTCGTTCATATGGCGCATGATTCCTGATATTACGTTTGATGGCTCCAACATGGAGGGTCTATCATTTACGCCAAATGCGCAGTTTGCTTTGTTACCGCAACAAAACCCCGGCTCTACGTACGGCCCGTACCAATCGCCTACTGCGCAATCAAATCAAAGCTATATAAATAGAAGCACTTATACCGTGCAAGAATTCACAGGTATTGTATATACACGTGTGCGTGGTAGAAGTATGTCTTTTAGAATTTCTTCTAGTACGTTAGGTACAGCATGGCAGTTAGGTACTCCATCAATCGATATTCGTAAAGATGGGCGCAGATAATGTCATCTACTAATCTAGGCAGAGAGAAACTTGACGGCACTAGTCGACCTTCGCTAGCCGCTGCCCCTGTTGAGTATGATCGTCAATTCCAAGATCAGTTAAATAATGCTTTACGACTGTACTTTGCACAGATTGATAACATGAGTGCAACACTATTAAATGTAAGTGGGGCAAGATTTTTAAGTGCGCCATACGGTTCATTTGCAGATACAACAGACCAAACTGTTGCTGCCGCAGATACTGGCACGGTAATGACGTTTAACACAACGGACTTTGCTAATGGCGTTAGTATTGTAACAAGTGGTGGTTTAGCGTCTCGTTTTACTGTTGAATATGCGGGCATTTATAACTTTCAATGGTCTGGGCAGTTTCAAAACACCGACTCCCAAGACCATGATGCAAGTATTTGGGTAAAGAAAAACGGCACGGACGTTACAGGCTCGTCAGGCTTGGTCTCTATTCCTAGTAAACACGGCTCTATTGACGGGCACATTATTGCTGGGTGGAATTTCTTGTTTCAACTGCAGGCTAATGACTACCTTGAGTTGTGGTGGGAGACGGATAATGCAGCGGTAACTATTCAGGCATACGATGCGGTAACTACGCCGCCTGCCGCAGTGAGACCTTCCACATCGTCGTTAGTAGCCACAATGACCTATGTATCTAGACTATAAAATGTTACCATTGACAAAATTCTTTCGAGGTGCCATATGAGCCTGCCCGCAATTGCCAAACAGCTAGAAGCTAAAGGTCGCCACGGCGATACTAGATTAGTTCACGTAACTGAATCCGAGTTAAAAGGCTTGCATGCTTTAGCTGAAGCACATGGCAAAAAGATAACTATTAACCCTGAAACGGGCTTGCCTGAAGCGTTTAGCTTAAAGTCTTTGCTACCTACGCTCTTAGGCGCAGGTCTTGCTATGACGGGTATCGGTGCTCCGATGGCTGCACTTATGGTGGGTGGTGGTTATAGCGTTGCTACAGGTAGCTTGCAAAAAGGTTTGATGGCGGGTCTAGGTGCATACGGTGGCGCTGGTCTGACTGGTGGCTTGATGGGTGCGGGCACTGCTGCTGGTGCCGCTGGTGCTAACGCTGGTGCTAATGCTGCTGTTAATGCTGGTACTAATGTTGCTACTAATGCTGGTAATGTTGCAGCTATGCCTATGAATCAAATAGCAGGCATGCAAGGCGGAGCAAATGCTGCATTTACAGGCGGTTCGGCGGGTATACAAAACGGGCTAACAGCTAATCAGGCAAACTTGTTGGGTTATGGCCCCGTACCAACAGTGTCTAATGCTGCTTCTTCAGTATCGCAAGCTGCGGCAAATACTCAAGCTCCAACGTTTATGCAAACTGCGGCTGGTAATTTTGACAAAGCAGCTGCGGGCGCTAAGAATTTATATGCGGGTGGTTGGGATGCAACTTCTAACTTCCTCGGCGCTAACAAGATGAATCTAGGTTTAGCTGCTGCCCCTATGGTTAGCGATGCGCTAAGTCCAAAACCTGCGGGACCACAAACCCCAGTAGATAAAGGCATGATTCGCCCCCACACTTTTGCCGCTAACCAAACCGGTACTTATGCAGATGGTTCAACTCCTGTTTATGATCGCACTGCGCCTGTTTACGATACCGTTGCAGGTTTAGGCGACACATCTGAGAAGCAGCACTTCAACCCTGTATTTACTGCGCAAGAACCATACGCAGCGGCTAGAGGCGGTATTGTAGGTTTGGCTCCCGGTGGAGTAGTTGAGAATGAAGCAGCTATTAAAGCAGTGGGTATGAACACAGATTTCCCTATGGCGCATATTCAAACACCTATATACGCTAATCCTATGATGTCTCGCCCAGATGCAAGAGAAGTTGTAAATCCATCAGGTGATGTAGGCGTAGATGAATTTACTGGTGAGCCACGCATGGCTAGTGGTGGCATTGCTGGTTATGGGTTTGGTGGTACTGTGACTGGTTCGAGCGATGCTAGCAATGCTAACGGTGTTCACGCTTTGGGTGGTGATATACGCCGTGCAGATTTTACTGCAGCGCCTACAAAAGAATATTCCTACAACCCAACGTCGCAAGAATTTACTGAAACAACTACAACACCAGCTCCAGTTCAACAGCAGCGTATGGGTCCTTTTGGTTTTGGTGTTCCGTTTGGTGGTATGGGTGGCGCTGCTATGTTTGGCTCCCCTTATCGTCTAGTGCCAGAGGCGCAACAACCACCAGCTCCAAGTGTTGTATCTAAAATATCTGGTGGCATCATGGATCCGTATGTGTCTCAGCCAGAAGAAGCTATGGCTAACGGTGGTGCAGTTCGCATGGCTAGTGGTGGCCCAAGTTATTCGTATGACCCAGCTACCCAACAGTTTACGCAATTACGTGCGCCTAGCCCATACTCACCACTTACAGCGGGTTCTGGTGGTGGTGGGTTTGGTGCCATGATTGCTGCGTTAGTTGATCAATTCAACGCAAGAAAAGGGGTAAGCGCAGCGCAAAGAGGTCAAAAAGTTAGCGGCGGTGTAGAAACGCCACAAGCTTCAACAGTACCAATAACACCAAGAGTAACTGGGGGCATAATACCGGCTGAACCCGTTGCGCAAGCTCCGCAATCTATATATGACACCCCTGTTAATCAACGTTTAGGATTGACGAATTTCTACCCGACTATGGATTATTCGTTAGATAAGTTCGGTTCACAGTTCCAACCCCCACCTCCATCACCTGAAGAAACGGTAGAGCAAAAAGCTGCGGGCGGTATGGCTGGTGGCGGCTATAACTTAGGTGGTTATTCCGATGGTGGTCGTTTACTGAAAGGACCCGGCGATGGCGTATCTGATTCTATCCCTGCTTCTATTGGTGGTCGCCAACCTGCTCGCCTTGCTGATGGAGAGTTTGTTGTCCCCGCTCGAATCGTATCTGAACTGGGCAACGGAAGTACGGAAGCAGGAGCAAGAAAACTCTACGCAATGATGGATCGTGTACAGAAGCAGCGCAGGAAGACTGTAGGTAAAGGTAAAGTAGCGGTTAACTCCCGTGCTGACAAACATTTACCTGCGTAACTATGGCGTTATTTATAGTACCCCCAGCTAAGCTACCTTTGGTATGGGCAACCGTTGCACCGCTGCTACAAAGAGCTATTGATATAGACCCTGACTTAAACGATATTAAGTTAGTTGAATATATGGTGCGTATAGGGCAGCAGCACTTAATGATATGGGAAGACCCCGAGACTAGCGACATTACGGGTGCGGCAACAGTTTCAATAGTAGATTACTCCACAGAGCGTGTAGCAGTTGTGAACTTGATGGGCGGTAAAGGCATCGTTAGAGACAACGTGTTTGAACAAGCTAAAGAGTGGATGCGTTCGATGGGCGCTACCAAAGCGCAATGCATGTGCAGAAGCGCACTTGTCCCTATGTATGAAAAGATGGGTATGGAGAATACGCATCACGTAATGAGGATTACACTATGATCATTCGTACTAAATTCAGTGGCTATAGCGCCGACGGTATAAGACTTTACCCCGGCGGTGATTCTCCACCACCTCCACCAGCTAACACTAGCTCGACTGTTACTCAGACAACTATTCCTGAGTATGCTCGCCCCTATGTTGAAAACATGTTGGGTAAAGCTCAAGCACTTAGTGAGGCCCCATACCAAGCATATGGTGGTCAACGCCTTGCGGATTTTTCAGGTTTGCAGAGCCAAGCATTTCAAGGCGCACAAGAACTAGGCCCTGCTCAACAACTTGGTACTGCTACAAAAATGGCTGGGTACTCTGGTCTTGGTTCTATGTATGCAGGGCAGAACTACGCTAATCAAGCTACAAATCCGTATGCGATGCAGGCATATATGTCGCCGTATATGGAAAACGCTTTGGCTCCGCAGATGAGAGAAGCTGCACGTAACTCTGAAATTATGGGGCAGAGAAATGCTGCTCAAGCTGTAGGTGCAGGTGCATTTGGTGGTTCACGTTTTGGCATTATGGAAGCAGAGCGTCAACGCAATCTAGGTCAACAGCAAGCCGACATCTACGGTAAAGGCATGCAAACCGCATTTGAGCAAGCAAGACAAGCTCAACAGTTTGGCGCTGACTTAGGACTGCGTGGTTATGGTCAAGCGCTACAAGGTGCGGGCCAGCTAGGACAGCTAGGACAAAGCCAATACAACCAACAACTAGGCGCAATACAAGCGCAGAGTGCGGCGGGTGCACAGCAGCAAGCATTAGAGCAACAAAAGCTTACACAGCAATATCAAGATTTCTTAACACAGCGTGGACACCCACAACAGCAGCTATCGTTCATGTCGGACATACTGCGTGGCGTACCTTTAGGACAAGCAACACAACAGCAATTCACTGCACCACAATCTGCTGCTTCTCAAATAGCACAAGCAGGTCTAGGTCTGTATGGCGCACAACAGTTTTTTGGTGGTAGTAGTGATAAAAGAAAAGAAGGCGGTATTGTTGGTTACGCTGATGGCGGTATGGTTGGTTATGCTGGCGGTGGTGGTATTGCTTCCGGTGTATCACCAGAGAAATTACAAACTATGCTGCGTGGTATGGGCGATGCTAAGCAAGGTGGCACTGACCAACTAGCGTCAATAAAAGCAAACGCAACAGATGCATTAACTTTAGCGTTGGTTGCAGAAGAAGAACGTCGTCGTGAGATGATGCGCATAGGCGAGATGCTTGGTAAGCCACAAAGCGATACGACTGTTAAGGAAGACATGCTAGCGCAAGCATTAGGCATAGAAGGAATACCAGTTCCCGATGCTATGTTTGCTGATACCGCAGTAGGTGAACAAGCTGAAGAAGCCCCACAAGAACAAGAGATGGCACGTGGTGGCATAGTTGCATTCAAAGACAAAGGCGCAGTTAAAGCCCCAGTAATGAATGCAACGCAACGCTTAGCTGCGTTTGATCCTAAAGCTAACGTGGTTGATAGCCAAGCTGAAATGGCAGCTGCACGTGCACAGGGTATAGCAGACTACGATAAGTTTATGGGGCAAGATAAAGTCGCTCCAATATTGGCTGAGCTGCAGCAAGCTACAAACCCTGAGATTACAGAGGACGATAGAAGAGAACGTAGAGCACTGATGGCGTTTGAAGCTGCAAGTGCTTTTGGTCCGTCAGAACCCGGTAAACCACCACCAACATTTCTTCAAGGCTTTTCAGGTGCAGGTGCAAAACTTGCGGGTAAATCAGCAGAGTTTAAGAAGATGGACAGAGAAGCTAAACGTGCAGCGCTTGGCGTTAAGCTTGAATCAGCTAAGCTCGACCGTGCCACTATGCAAGAGAAGTGGGGCGCTGCTGAGAAAGCGGCTGAGAAATTGGCTGGGCATCAAGCAGAACTTAAGAAGCTTGAGCTACAACAGGCTTACTACTTAACTGAAGACGAGAATAGAAAAGCACAGATTAAAGCTACTCTTGAAGCTACAAGAGCAACTAGAGACACTGATACACGAGCCGGTGCTAAGGTGATGCTACCGCCGTTAATCAGTAAGTTTAAAGCTAAGAATGGTAGAGACCCAAATAAAGCTGAGTTAGAAGAACTCGAAGCGCAAGCATTTACTATGTCTGCAAATCTAAATAAACAAAATTTAGGTGACTATCGTGCAAGCCAAGCTAAAACCGCTGAAGACAGAGAAGGTCGTGAAAGATTTGACGACTTTATGAACAATCGCGGCGGTGCTAGAGAGCTACGAAAAATAGCAAGAGAAAAAGGGCAAGCTGCTGCGGATAGGCAATATCAAGAATGGGAAAGAAAATACATGACTGGCGGCGGTGGAGGTGATAGCAACCCACGTATTAAATGGGAATCGATTGGCGACGGTAATTAAGAGGTAACTATGCCTTATGATATACAGCTCCCTGACGGACGCATCGTTGAGGGTATTCCTGACAGCGTTACTCCAGCAGCTGCTAAAGCACGTATAGCCAAAAGCATGCCCGACCTGCTTAAGCAGGAAAAGCAAGAGCAGCCAGAAGAGAAGCAATCATTCCTTCGTTCAGTTGCTGATATTCCGCTTTCAGTTCAATCTGGTTATACCAACACTATTCGTTCCCAGCTAGGTACGTTTGGTCTGGCTGGTGGTAAGACCGATAAATTTCTTAAAGATGTATCTGAGCATTTAGAAAATCTAAAGAGTTCTGGGTCTAAGAAAGATTCAGAAGAAGCTGCTCGCATCATGAAAGAAGCTGAGGACAAAGGCTTTGGTGAGCAACTACTCGCTGCCGGTAAAGCGTTTGCGAAAAACCCATTAGAAAACATTGCTAGCGGTGCGGGTTCTATTGCCCCGCAGTTGATATTCGGTCCGTTCGGTAAAGTAGCACAAGCTTTTGGTGGTGCAAGTGCAGGTGCAGGTACTGTTAAGAATGCTATCTACGATACAGTTAAAGAAGAACTATCGAAGAACAAGAAGTTAACTTCAGAACAAGTAGAAGCCCGTGCAAAAAAAGCACAAGAATACTTTGGTGAAAACTGGGACACTATTTCGGGTGGTGCTGCGCTTGGTGCGCTTGAAGGTATTACCGGTGTTAACCCAGCAATTAACCGAATTATATTTAATAAAGCTACTAAAAGAATTGGCGCAGAGGCAGCTGAGGCAGCCGCTAAAGGTACATACAAAGGCGCTATTGCTAAAGGTGCTGTTAAAGAAGCTACACCTGAATTCTTACAAGGCTCTGAAGAACAAGTTGCTAAAAACGTTGCGCTTCAACGTGAAGGCATTGATACGCCTACATTCCGTGGTGCTGTATCACAGGGCGCATTAGAAGGACTAACAGGTGCTGCATTAGGTGCAGGCACTGGGTCTATCGAATTAGCACAAGCACGTGCACGTAAACAACAACTCGATGCAATTAACGAAGACTTAGCACAAGGACCTGCTACAGGTTCGACTGAATCACGAGTACAACAGCTAGCAGCGCAGATACAAGCTCAGACCGGTATGGATGAGAAGCTAGCAATGATGACTGCAATGCAAATGGTTGCAGAAGAAGATAAAGCAACAGGCAAAACAGTAGCGACTACTGAGCCTAAAGGCAAGAAGGGTAAGAAGGGTAAGAAAGGTAAGAAGGCAGACAAAGCTGCTGAAGCCGCCGCCGCTGCAACGCCTGAAGTACCTGCATTAGGCAAACCACTACTTGTATTTGATACTCCAGAAGAAGCACAGAAGCGTGTAGCCGTACTGCAAGCAAACCGTCCTAACGATCAGATTTCTATGTCTGAAACAGAAGACGGTAAATTTGCTATATTTGCTCAACCTAAAACTGCAAAGGAGACTAGTGATGTCAGTACTGCCGATACGCTTGGTACAACCACCCCTAGTGGAACGCCTGACGTTAGCACAGCTGCAGGAAGCCCTGCATTGCCTGATGTCGGGGGAGGAACCCAACCCGGAATTGAAGATGCCGCACCTGACCAGACTGGATTGGGAACAAGTAGCACAGTTGCTGGACAACCTATTGCGGGAGCGGGAGTACAGCCTGATGCACTAGGACAAGTTGCGCCTGACCAGACTAGTCAGATTACTCCTGAACAAGTAGCTGCTACGCAACAACAAGAACAACAACGAGTACAACAGCAACAACAGCGGGAAGAAGCAAAAGCTGCGCATGACGAAGCTACTAAAGCATTTGAAGAAGCAAGAGCTGCTTACGATTTAGCACGTCAATCTGATAACCCTAAAGCTGTGTGGGCTGCGGCAGATAAGTACGAAAAAGCTAGGGAGCAATATGCTGCGACAAGAAAAGCACTTGGAGTCACAGAAGCCGAACAAGAAGAAATTGAATCGACCGACTCCGAGACAGAAGCAGCCACATCCACGCTAACCAAAGCAGCAAACAACGTCATTGATATTGACGATGCTCGTAAAGAGAAACGTGAAAAAGGTAAAGGCGAACCAGCGGCTGTGCGTCGTAGTAAGAAAGATGCAGACAAGATGTTGGAAGCTGCTATCTCTGGTAAGTCTGGTTTAATCAACGTAATCCAAAAACTACAAACTGAACTAGCAGCTGCAGAAGCTGCACTGCGACCCTATGGCGGCGTAAACCTAGACCCAGAATTACTTAAGCGTCGTGGCGAAACACTAGGCGACCGTTTGACTGCTGCGGCTAACGAAAGTGTAGGCACAAAAGAAATATCCCCTGAAGCTAAACAAGCACGTGAGGATATGGACATTGCCGACATGGAAGGTGCGTATTACCACTACCTAAATACACAGCGCACACTTGAAGGTGCGTTAAAGAGTCTGGCTGAGTTTGAAGTTAACCCACGCTTTGAGGCACACCCTGCAAGAGAAAAAGCACTTGCGTTTATGAATTCTTTGCCGAAGCAACAAGCATTGGCAGCATATAAGAGTGTCTTAGCTAAAGAAGCTAACCTAGCTCCTGTTGAAGAAGCTATTGCGGAACAAGAAGCTAAAAACAAACCTGCGGCTCCAGCACCTACAGTTACGATTAAGAAAACTCGTAAAGTAGTTATACCGCCTAGAGCATCAGCTAAACGTGCAACTCAAGCAACTACAAGCACTGAAACAGATGACAGGTTTGAAAACTATAGTGGTGAGTCCTTAGTTAAAGCTTTACAGCATATTCAAACTACAGGTAACGAGTTTGAACGTGCATTAGCTACTCGTATGCTCGCTAGAGATAACATTGGCTCGGTTAAAAATACAAAGTTTTATGTAGTTAATCCTACGGATACAAACATACTAAACGGTTTAGGTGAAGACTTTGACAACGCTAACGGTTTATATGTAATAGGTGAAGGAGTTGATACAGGCGCTAAGATAGATGCCGTATTTGTACGTGGCTCCGGTTTTGGTACACAGGACGATGCTAATGGTGCTAACAACGTAACCGTATTGCATGAGGCTTTACATGCTTCAGTAAACAAGCGTATTTTGTACGCTATATATGCTAAACAGTACGGCTTACCTATTGACGATAAGCTAGCAAAGAACTATGAAGCTCTGAACGCTTTAATGGAAAAAGCGCAAGACAGAGTAATTGCTATGCATGAAGAAGCTACAGCAAAGGGTGAGCGTTTACCAATCGCTTTCTATAGATTACGAGACGGCGGTGCGTTTAACGATGTAACCGAGTTTGTTACGTACGGTATGACTGACCCTGACATGCAAGCGTTCTTGCGTGATGAAGTACAAGGTGTTGTATCTAAGACTAATGGTTTGGATGGATTTGTTCGTGCCATATTAAACATATTAGGGCTTGATCCTAAACACATGTCTGGTCTGCGTGACTTAATTGAATACACTAATAACATTGCTGCATCAGTTGAAATATCTCCGTTAGATGCTGTGGTTGCAAAAGAGATACTAGACTTTGATGATATTACTAATATTAACGAAGTATCTAAGAAAGTTAAGAAGAAACAAAAGACAGCTGCACAACAGATGGCAGCTATCGATCTGTCTAACCAAACTAAATCGTTAGAGCAGCTAGGCACAATAGGCAACGCACTACGCAACCCGTCTGATATAGGCGACTACATGCGCATTAACTTTGGCGACATGAGCGAAGGTGCGATGAAGGCTATGCTTGCTATCCTGCCTACCAATGAAATTGTTAAGATGGGTGTAGATCAAGGTATCGTATCCTTACAAGATATAGATACTAACGTTCGTGCGTTATCCACTACTCGTCTGCGTATGCTTAACAAGGTACAAGACGTTGCAACGCCGTGGATTAAGCTTGATGCAAAGATGCAGACTAAGCTTGCTAACGTTATGCACTTAGCTACAATAAATCAGTATGATCCCGCTGTACAAAAAGGTGGCAATCCATTATTAGATGGTATGTACAAGCAGCTAGACCCAGATGCAAAACAGATATACAAAAACGTACGTGACTTCTATTCGTCTAATTACGCTGCATACAAAGTATTGCTACAACAAAACGTAAAAGATTCTGGTGTTGAGGGTGACGAGAACGACATCAATACACCTAAAGGTAGATTAGCAGCAACGATACGTAATTCGTTTGAGAACGAGAAGGTAAGAGGCCCGTACTTCCCATTGATGCGTTACGGCGATTACTGGCTCAGCTTTGGTAAGAAAGACAATCGTGAGTTCTACATGTTTGAATCTGCGGGACAAAGAGATTTGTTCTTAAAGCAGCGCATGGCTCAGCTCAATAGAAAAGGCGACAAGCGTTCATTTGAGCAAATGATTGTAGATAAAGACGTTGATATTGGTAACGATGCTAACGGCATGCGCAAGAAAGTAATTAACTCGAATGAAGGGTTAAAACAAATTCTTGAGCTTATCGAGAACACAGAAAACTTAGGCGACGAAGCTACTAAGAAAGAAATGAAAGACCGAGTGTATCAGTTGCACTTGATGTCTTTACCAGATCAATCTCTGCGTAAACAGTTTATACACCGTAAAGATAACGGCGTAGCTGGTTTTAGTGGCGATGCGTTACGTAACTTCATTAATGTTGGTAGCCGCATGGCGGGTCAACTAGCACGTGTGCAGCACGGTACCAAAATTACTAACGCTATAAGCGGTGCAAATGAAGCTATTAAAGGCAACCCAGACAAAGCTAAGTTAGAGAACATAGTTAGAGAAGTATCGACTCGTGCAGAAGCAGAGTTAAACCCACCTTTAACAGATTCATTCGCAGAGAAGCTAGCTAACACTGCAAACAAAGTGTCGTTCCTGTATTTGCTTACATCTGCTAAGTCTGCAGCTAACCAGATGTTTGGTCTATTGAACTTCTCTTTTGTCACGCTTTGGTCACGTCACGGTTTACTACCTACGCTAAACGAAATGCGTAAGTATTTGTTCTTAGGTTACGGGCAGTTGGGGGTAAGTAAAGTAGACGCTAAAGGTAACACTACATGGCATGCACCTTCTATTGCATTAGCTGTTACAAGCCCTGCGGAGAAAGCTGCAGTTATGCGTATGCAAGAACTAGGCATTGCAGACATGACACGTACATATGATTTGTATGGTCGTAAAGGTGCACCATCTGCTAACTATAACGATACATGGAATAAACTTACCGGCATGATGGGTGCGTTGTTTCATCACGGTGAACGTCTATCTCGTGAAGTTACGTTCATGTCTTCATTCCGTTTATCGTACGCAAAAACTAAAGACTTAGAAGGTTCAATCCAACAAGCTATTAAAGATACAAACGACGCATTGTTTGACTACTCTGGTTGGAATCGCCCACGTGCTTTGCGTAGTCCTGCTGTGCGTGTAATGGCGCAGTTTAAACAATTCCCTATGTTCGTAACGCTGTACCTAGCACGTAATGGGTACAACATGATTAAAGCAAACTCTACTGGTAAAGAGCGTAAAGAAGCTGCGATTCAATTGTTTGGTACTTTAGGTATGACAGGTTTGATGGCAGGTGCTGCTGGCTCGTTTGGGTTTAGCACCATCATGGGTGTATGCCAAGCTATACGTAACATGGCACGTGACGACGGCGAAGAGTGGCCTTTAGAGGAAGAGAATTTTGAATCGTGGTTCCGTAATATTTATTTACCTAAAGTATTTGGTGATGTAAACATCATGGGTATGAACTTAGCTGAACTTATTGATTCAGGTGTTCTTAATACTGCTACGAACTATGACGTATCTTCAGGTATATCGCTTAACAATATCTGGTTCCATGACACTCCAGATGCAAGAAACTGGAAAGATGGATTTGATAAATTCTTAGTAGGTCTGCAAGGTCCTGCTGTAGGTGTAGCTAAACAAGCATTTGCTTCTATAGACGACTTTAACGCTGGCGATAACTTAAAAGGTGTAGAGAAATTAACACCTGCATTTGCTAAAGGCGCAGTTACTGCACTTAGGTATGCAACAGAAGGCGCATTAACTAGGGATAAAGATGTAATTAAAGCAAAAGAAGATTTTACCAATGCGCAATTATTTGCACAGGCTTTAGGCTACCGCACTACAGGCTTGGCGCAAGTCATGAATAACAACTTTGCAATTGACCAGCAGAAACAAAAACTGGAGCGTACTCGTGGCGAGTTAATGACTAAGTTAAATAACGCTGTTGAAGCTGGTGACGACGTTAAAATTGATGCAATTCTTGAGAAGATGGATGAGTTTAGTGACCGCTATCCAACGTACGAGATCAAAGAGCAAGACATAACTAGATCAATGAAAGCCCGTGATAAACGTGCAGCTAATACGGAACGTGGCTTATATCTAGACCGACGGTCGGAAGATTTTGAAGCTTTGATTGAACGTGCTAGACGCACTTTAGAGGAAGAAGAAAGAGCAGCTCGGGATAGGTAAAAAAATCCCCCCAGATGCAGCGTGGGGGGCAAAATTTCCGTAGAAGGAGAATGACGACTGAAGGAGCTAACCACAGCCGTCAAAAGCAGTATACCCTAAACTCTCCATATTCTGACCCCACGGGTGTTAAGTTCTATAACATCTTTCATTACAATGTCATACCCTAACCGCTTGGTTACACGGCGTATCTCTTCCCGTGCTTCGTTAGAGATCGGAAGA